TTCTTATCCTTGTACATTATATAGTCTGTGTGTTCCTGTATGTTAATGTACTGCCACACTTCAAAAGTAACTTGATAGGTATAGACTAGTTCATCACATACTACCTCTCTAGTCCCTGTCTTATAACCTACATTAGCTCTAGTAGTTGTTAATAGGCGGTGGTGATTAGTAGTACCTCCGAAATCGTCTTGTATTATTTCAGTCCGATAAATTGCTATGGTGTCTCTTAGTAGTCCTGTTCTCATTGCTGTACCTTATCCTTTCCGCCTGTGTATTTCTTACTATAATTCTTGTACAAATCTAGCAAATATGTTAGACTATAGGGTAGCTCTGTGTGACTACTAAAAGCGATAGATTCACGGTTAGCGTATAAGTTAGCTGTTAGAATTAATATAGATTGAACTAGGGGAGGCGGTAATGTTGTCCTCCCACTAGCTTGTATGATATTTTCCAACTCATCATCTATATGTCGTTCTACTGCTAATTCCGCTGCTTGTTCTAGGTCACATAAGTACTCATCGTCTTCATGGAAACTAGAATCAATGTTTAGATGTTTCTTTAGTTGCTGTAAGTTTACGTACATATAGAAACAATGTTAACTATTTAGACTGCGAGCGTACCGTACAGGAATGTCTCTCTGATAATCGCTGCATCAAAGTATGCGTTAACTACTAACCTAATCATACCATTAACCGCCTGTGTGTAGTTATCAACGACAATATCCAGACCGCCCCAACTTCCAATAGCTAGGTTACTGAAATCACCTACTACAAAGGTCTTAGCCTCTACATTTGATGTTGAGTAAACTGGTGTACCGTCCAAAGTGCCATCAGTATAAGCAAGCTGGGCTGTACCTCTAGAACCCTTCATCATATTTCTAAAACTAGCACGTGCAGAAGGTGAGGCAATATATGAAATACCACCGAGTACATTAGCCTCTTCTACCTTTGCCTCAAGACCTACCAAGCCCTCAAAATCTGTAACCTTAGTAGGAGTCTTTCCGTTAAAAATACCTGCAGGGCTTGTAGCTGACTTAGCACCCTTGCCTAAGATAGTAGACTCAAGTTTAGAGTTAATAGCGTTAATCAAGTCCTGCCTAATTGCATTCTCTACACCGATAGAATCCTGTGCAAGCAACATCTTACTAATATCAACATAAGCCGTCAAACGCTTTGGAGTGAGTGTTACATTATTAAACAGTACATTACCGTCTGTTGCTGCTGCTGTCTCACCTGCCCAATTAACATTAGAGCCTGTCATTACTGGAATCTGTGCGTTATTAGTCAAGCCTGTATAGAACTTTGCACCTGCCTGTACTAGGACATTCTTAGCACGGAGAGGCTCAATAATATCGTATAAGTCTGTTGCTACTACATCTACACCCTCACTAGCTACAGAAACTGCTGCTCGTGTTTCCATGGTAGGGATATAAATCTGACCTACAGTATTAAGACCTGCTGCCCTCATTTCCTTCATACCCTCATTACAAACTGCTGCCGTTACATTATCGAGCTGTCTGTTTTCTGCTACATTTCTAATAGCCTTGAGTAAACTAAATCTCTGTTCTTTCATCGTATTAATATTAATATGTTTGTTTGTACGTGCTGAGCGTGTTTCTTCCTTATCTTCCTTGTCTTCACCCTCAACATCGTTATCCTTGTTATCGTCTTCTACTACTTCCTCATCAGACTTCTCTACAGTTTCTTCTCTCTCGTCTTCTGTGTCAGTGTTTTTCTTTTCTACTTCTTCCTGTGTTGGTACTTCTTCCTGTACCTCATCAGTCTTCTCTACAGTCTCTTCCTGTACTTCTTTCTCTTTCTCGTCCTGCATTTCTCTTAGTTGGTTAAGTTTGTCTAGTGTTCTTTGACTAACTGAGGTACTACTATAAGCTGGATTCCAAACAGGGGAGACATCATGTAACTCGTCAATCTTAAGTATCTCCCTGTATTGCCGTCCGTCTGTTCCTGTCGTCCATACCTCGCTACCTTCATCTGTGCTAACTGTAAAAGCGAAACTGCTACTATCAATGTCACCACGTCTAAGGTATTCTAAAAGTTCATCACCCAGATCCGTATTAGGTGCTGTGAAGGTATATTTAAGTCCTTGTTCATCTAGTTGTAATTGTAAGCTACCTGTACCATACTTAGACCTTGCTAGTACTTTGTCTTGGTCATGGTTAAATAGGCAAAATACATCAGACCTCTTTAGTACTTCCTCAGTGATTGCAGAAGGGTTAATAGTCTCATAAAAACCCATGTCTTCACTTAGGCTGTTAAATACTACTGCATAACCTTCTACTGTTCTACTGTCTGGATTTACTACTGGGGTACTTCTGATTGCACGTATTTCTATGTTGTTATCCTTCCTCATCTGTACTACTTGTTAGGTTAGTTTTAGACACGTCATTATAGGCTAGGTTGTGGCTGTCTCCATTTTCAACTGGATTATAACCTAGTTGTCTTCTAACTTCATTGATACTTAGAACACCCATACTAAGGAGACTGTTATAGTACCCTGCTAATTCTGCCTTGTTCGTTCTCAGTATTGCAGTTTCATCTAAGCCTATTTCTAATCCTGTACCGTCTGTTAGTTTCCTGTTTAGTTCCTCCTCTATCATCACAATATAGGGGTTAAGCGTGTAAGTAAGGTATTGTAAGTTAGATTCACCAACACTACTATAACTACTTTTGCTTAAGTCGCCTAAAAGTACGGGGGATATGTTGAAAAATCTAGCTATATCAACTACACTAAAATTTCTAGACTCTAACATCTGAGCATCACTACCATTAATTGATATAGGCTGATAATCCATATTTACAGGCAGGACTACAACTCCGCCTCCTTGATTACCTTGCCCAAATGTAGACCGCCAATTAGTAGATATTGCCTGCTTTTGTTCCTCACTTAGATTACTGTGTACCTTGATAATACCGTTTAAGTTGCAACCATTACTAAAAAAGTTCTCCGCTACTTGTTCTGTCTGTTGTGCGATATTGAGACTCCTTGCTGCATGACTCAGAACACTTATACCCTGTACACCGTCAACACTATACCTAAGAAAATGTAGAATCTCACTAGGTTGTATCTGTCTAGCCCCTATGTATGAACAGGTATAGTAAAGGGTGTTATCTTCCTTCCTATAATTACACTGTACATCATCAGCTGGTAAGTATCTAAGCCCTACTACATCCTTACCTTTTTTCTCAATCAGTACATAAGCATTACCTTTTAATAAGACTGACTGTACTATATTCTTAAGTAATGTATAGCGTGTCATTCTATTGTTAGTAAAGATGTCATAAAGTGGGTGTTTGTCTAGTAGGTCTGTTCCCTTTGTATTCTTTGCCTTGACTTGAATAGGTAGGGTAGCAATTGAATCACTAATAAGGTTAACTGCACAATAGACCGCACTAAGACTCATAGCACTGCCAGACTGATAACCAAAGCCCCATCCTAGACTTTCTGATAAGTTAGGGTTATAAAAGGGTTGGCCTCGTTTTTCTACAGGCTTGTCCCTACTTATATTTAATCCTAGTATTTTCATAGTTAAAAATTAAATCCTGTTATTTCGTTATTATATCGTGGCTGTTCTAAATATTTACCTAGTGCATTAAGAGTTGAGTGTACGCCGTCTATCTTACGTTCACTATTATTATTCTGCTTGACTGGCTTAATATTACCGTTACTGTCTTCCATAATTTCACAATTACCAAACATCCAACTAGTTATTAAGTTCTTATCTAGCTTGAGTGTATTGTTACGTGCAATCATTTCCAAGTGCCTAGTGGGTCTGTTCATGCTGCCTGTAGTTTGTGAATAAGGCTGACAATTAAAACCTCGTTCTGTTAGACGTATTATAAGATATGTGCTTTGCCATTGGTCGTATGAGATACACTCAATAGGTATAGTCTTGTTTATAGCCTGTATGTCTTCAATTACCCTGTTATAATCTACTACATTGCCTTCTGTGATATTTAGATAACCTAGTCCTTGCCAAAATTTATACTTATCCCTGTTGCTACTCTCACTTAGGGCTGACTGTGGCAAGTAGTACCAAGACTTAGAGTAGATTAAGTTGTCGGTTGGTATTACTAAGGTCATTGCTGTTATATCACTTGTACTACTAAGGTCTAACCCTAAGTAACCTGTACACCCTTGAAATATTGGGTCTTGAAGGTCTATAGTAGTCATTGAGTCCTGTATGTATCTACTAGGAATCCACTCACCCCTTTCATTACTACACCAGATATTCATCAATTTTGTTTTATAATTAGTGAGTAATAAAGGGCTATTCTTTGCTTTCCTTAGTTCAGATTGTAAGTAAGATTCAGTAACAGTTAGCCCTAGGTTTGGTTGACACTTTACCCAGTTCTTAGGGTCTTCTATGTCATCTTCCTTGTCTAGTGTGTAGATAGCTGAAAATATACTATCATCTTCTGCTTTACCTTCTAAGATACTTATAAATGTACTTCTAAGTTGGTAGCAGGGATTAGACATATCAAACCCCGCCGTGGTTATATAAAGCATTATTGGGGATTGCCTCATACCTACGCTACTTGAGAGGACATTTGCAGTATTATTAGATTTGGCTGCGTGGTACTCATCTAGACAAAAAGCAGAACAGTTTAGACCGTCCAACTTGTCCGCATCAGAACTAACAACCTTCATAGTAGACTTAGTTAGGGGAAACTTTATAGAATCCCTGTAATAGTTAAAATACTTACCTCTCTTGTCTATGCTACTAATAAAGTTCTTAGACATTGTGAAAGCTAGTTGGGCCTGTGCATAGGAATTGGCTGCGAAAATTACTTGCGCCTCATTTTCACCGTCTGCGATTAGGTGGTATAACATAAGGCCAGCTGCTAGTGTTGACTTTCCACATTTACGGGCCACCTCTATATATACTTCTCTTACGACCCTAGTATTATCTGAACACCACTTAAAGCCGTATATACTTGCTACTACCCATTTCTGCCATTCCTGCAATACTAAGGGCTTACCAGCAAATTTACCTGTAGACTGTGGTAGCTTTTGTAAGAAATTAACTACCTTATCAACTGCCTTAGAATCAAAGTACCTATCTTCTTTTTCAAACCAGCTTAAGTATCTAGAACAAGCAAGACGAACATACTCACACGCTACTACCTTACCATCTAAGACTGACTGAGCATAAGATTTGTACTTCTCATCTATCATTGTGTTATCCTAGTATTAAAGGGTCTGGGTAATTCTGTTTGTAGTCGTATGCTAGTACTTCCTCCCTATTAGTAAGTCTTTTAACGGCCTCTATATGAGTTTCTGTACAGTTCAAGCAGTCAGTAGCGTATATTTCAATGAGTCCTAATAGTTGTCTCCACTGTGCCAAAGAATAGGTAAATGTGTGACCGTGATAAATTTTAGTCATTGTCTCCTTACCTAACTGTTCATGTGCTAAGAGTGCTGCATATAAGATACACCTTTCCTGTTTATCTAGCCACATCTTAAGGCTGCCTACTTGGAACTGATTAATATTATCTGAACTGTCGTAATACCGTATGTCATTAATCTTCTGTTCTATTGCTGCCTGTAGTAGTTCTTCTGGGGTTGGCTCTTTGTGTTCCTCTACTGTTTCTTCTTGGTGGTCAGTGGTTGGGGTTTCTTCTACTGCTTGCCATCCTGCTTGTACTAGTTCTTCCTCAGTTGGGTTAATGATTGTCTTACCGTCTAATTCCAAGTAACCGTCAAATTGGTGTCCTTCTTTAATATATCTTTTCATACCTTATAATGATTGACTACCAAACTCTAATACCGTACCTAAGATAGTAACAGTGTAGATATGATTTGGTAAGATAATAAATGTACGTGGTAGTTTGATGTTAGATGGTAGACTGATTCTAGGTGCTGTACTTCCTGTCTTAAAACTAAATCCGTACTCATCTAGGAAAGGACTATTAGAAGCTGGTGTTAAGGTGATGTTTAGACTTTCTACCTCTTCCCACACATGAAACTCACCGCTCCTAATTGTTACGTCTGTCTCTGTAGGTTGGTGTCTTACTTCCTTACTTCTACCGTCTACACCGTTCCTACCATCCTGCCCTTTCACAAATAAGTCTGTCTTCTTTGTAGTTCCTGTTGTTCTGTCGTAATTATACACGTAATAATCTCCACCGACATAAGGACATTTAGTAGTTAAGTCATTCTGTATCTCTGTCAGCCTACTATCAACCGTTCCTAGTTTCTGTGTTACCTTAGTGTTTACATCCTCTAAGGCACTATCAACCGTTCCTAGTTTTTCCTGGGCTGACCTTGTTACATTGTCTATACCTTCCTTTATCTTTTCTGTCAACTTACCGCTAACAGTATTTTCTATCCTATCACTAACATTACCTAGGGTCTCAGTGTCTGATACCTCTAAATCTGAGTCTATAAAGTAATCTGTAGTAATTAGTCTATCTAGTCCTGTGGTGGGATTATTTACCTTGTAGTTCAGAACACCCCTACCCATATATTGAAGGTGAGGCCAAGATAGATACATATAACCCTCATCGTCTGTAGCTGTTAAAATTGTCCCAAACTTTGGATTAATGGTAAAGAAAGTAACTTGTCCCCCTTCTACGAATCCTTGGGGCTTAATTCTTAACTCGCTGCCCTTGTATAAATGTTCCATATTATCCTGCGGTTAGTTTAGTTATGAAATCCTCTGCACTAAGTTCCTGTTCCTTCTCTGGCTTATCCGCTATCTTACTACTTGCTAGGGGTGATAGTCCTAACTCTTTCACAACCTTTAATATCTGTATCTGATAGGCTGTTTGAATTTGTAGTAAGGGGTGTTTATTGGGGTTGCCGTATCTATCATTAATTAGTAGTCCATCCTTCTTAATTCTTTCCTTACACTGATAAAACATATCTAGTGACTCAGATAAAAGGGATAGGGCTGCTTTCCATTCATCCTTAACTTTCCCATACTCAGACTCTAGATATTTATAGGCGTTGTACATATATTCCTGCACTGACTCCCTAACATCTGGGTATAGGTTTTGTATCTTTTTCTTTGTTATCATTGTTTTTCCTGTATTCTTTGGTCATTAAACAGGTAGTGTGAAATTGCATAGAACATATTAACCGCATAACTATTACCTGCCTGTTTATAAAGTTGTGTATCACTTACTCCTGCCTGTCTAGCTAGTTCTACATCATGTCCTGTAAATCCTTGTAACTTAAATGACTCAGTAGGTGTAATTCTTCTAAGTGGCTCTGTGTGATAGTCTGGGTTAAGTTTCCTAGTACCTGTTTGTATGTAATGATGTGTATAGTAGTTTCCCATTCCTGCCCTTCTATCCGATTTACAGGTTAAGGTCGCTTCTATTGGTCTATCAAATTTTGGCTTAGTTGTGTAGCTAGTATTTTCCCCCAACAGATAAGCCCTGTATGTTGGACTAGTTGAGGTGTTATACTTGCTGTCTACCTTCTTGTCTAATATATCCAATACCTCAGACTGATTATTTATGCTCCATTCTTTCCTGTAGTCCCTGTTAAATACGTCCCTTACCTTAGTTGATGTAAAGGTAAAGTTAGGCAGGTCTAAGGTGGCAAAAATTATAAGCCTGTTTCTATTCTGTGCTAACTTAAAATCTGCTGCATTGAATAAGTCGTAATATACAGTGTAGCCAAGTTTAGATAGGCTTGCTTGAATTGTCCTAAATGTGTTACCCTTGTCATGTGTTAATAGCCCCTTTACATTCTCTAAGAGTACAAAAGGGATAGGCTTGTATTGTTTCTTCTTGACTTCTAGGATATGTACTATCTCATAAAATAGCGTACCCCTTGGGTCTTGAAATCCTGCCCTTTTGCCTGCACTACTGAAAGTCTGACATGGAAAGCCACCAGTTAGTATATCTATATCTAAGTTCCTAGTAATGTAATCTTTAGTTTGATTCCATGCTATTAAGTCACCCATTGCTAAACTATACTTGTGGTTTGGGTGTATTGCTTGGTAGGTCTTCACTGCAAACTTATCAATTTCAGAATATGCTAAGGTTGGAATCTCTAAACCACTGTCAATGTATAATAGTTCAGCTGCCCGAGAAAATCCTCCAATACCTGCAAATAGTTCTAAGTGATTTAGTGGTCTTTTCATATTCTTTCAATTATTACACGCTTATAGATTGTCTTCTCACCTAGCTTTGGATTATTCAACCTATCTACTATCCTAAACTGACTGCTACAGTGCTTAGTCAGAAAATTAACAGGGACACCCATTAACCCTTTATAGTCGCTTGGGATGTCCTTTACTTTATTCACATTGATAGCTGGATAGTTACTGTAGGTTGGATAGTCAGTAGGGTTATAAGTTGCTGTTAGTACTAGTTCCTGTCTTGATACTGGTAGGGTAGTAAACCATGATGTACTACCTAAGTCTTTAACAGTGCCGTCTGGAGTTACATAGTGCCTAAGTGTTGTATGACCTAATCTAATCTGTCCTGCCTTAAACATTGGAAAGATGTTATTATAAGTCACTGCATTTATACAACCTATTACTATAAAATCCTTGTCCTTGATTGTCTCTACAAAGTCTCTGAATAGGCTAAAGGGTGGGTTTGTAATTACTATATCTGCATCCTTTAATATTGCCTTGCTAGTTGGACTATTATAGCTACCGTCTCCACTTACAGCCGTCTTTATCGTTTGTCCGTTTATAAAGTCTAACCTATATGTACCTTTCGGATCGTAATGAGTTGTTGTTAGTCCCTTTAATCCTAGATTTTCATAATTTGTAGTTAAGTAAGTCCAAAACATACTAGCAGAACTATCACAATTACAAACTACCTTCTTTCCTTTTAAGTATGGACTGTAATATACTAGTTCCTTCTCTATGTCTTCTAGCCTTGTGTAGTACTCGTCATTCTTTGCTGCCTTAGATTTATTTAAGCTAGTATTACTCATTATATAATTTTTCTAGTAGATTTAATGAACGCTTAACCAGCTCACACTTTTCACGGTGGTAGTCGTCTGTGGGTAAGTCGTCTGTCATGTAGGAACGGCTTGCAAACATTATATACCTCATTCGCTTTTCTAACATATCTTCTACACCTATTCTATATGCTAAGATGTAGATATGATAGCCTGCTCTTTCTAAGTTTGTTAATCTCTGTCCTGCTTGGTCCTCCTTACCTGTTAACATATCTAAGCTAGGTAAGTACTGTATGTCTTCTCCCCCTAGTTCTGTGTCTAAGTGGGGTGTAGTAGGGTCTGTTATGTCGCCTAGGTATAAAAATTCTAGGTCACCTCTACTACTCTTACATCCATTATAATAAGTCCAAACCCCATCTACTAGGTTTAATATTGGTCTCTTATAGTCTAGTCTTAAAATATCTAAGACTTCATCTAATGTTCTTGTCATAATCTCAAAATGTGTTAAAAATTACCCTCCCATGTGCAAATAAAACTGGGGTGGGGTAAAACGTTGATAGTCAAATAGTTAGGTAGGGGCGGGGGTATAAAGTGCTTAAAATCAGTCTGTTACACTTTACTCTCTACCTCACCCCTACTAATAACTAATATTATCATCTGACTTTATACTCCTACCTAGTACTGTAAGTCTTCCCCTACATTATTACTAGGTGTTGTGTTATTCTTCTTTGGGTTGTGGATAGCGTTATGACATTCCCTACAGATTGATTGAAGGTTATCTAAGTCATACGCTAGTCTATCTCTCTCAACAGGATTACTAGTAGACATAAAACTAACTAAGTGGTGTACATCTTGGGCAACTCGGATTATACCCTTCTTAAGACAACATTCACAAAGGGGTTTCTGTCTTAGTTTAGTATCTCTTAGTTGTTTCCATGTCGTGCTACTATATATTGCCTGTCGTTCTGCTTTTCGTTTGGCACTGTAGGAATCTTTGTTAGTGTTCCTTGGTGGCCTGTATATCGTTGGCATAGTTTATTATTGTTTAGTTCTCAGTCTGTATTAGTAAAGTGGTAAGGGCTAATATCACTACTAACCCCTACCTAATTATGACAATAAACTATTACAGATTGAAAACAATTTCTTTCTTACTTATTAGGATTCTAGGGCTTGTAGACTGCAATATTACATACTTCCCTATTATCCTCTCTACTTATTAGGATTGTAGGGCTTGGTACTTGCAATATTGTACACTAGAATACCCTAAAGTCTAACCAGCTTTTATTAGGTAGTTGTCGTCTTTCTGTCGCCTGCTTAAACCTTTCTAGTACTTCCTCCTTTGTTAGTTCCTGTACTTCATTGTCTAGGGTTGCACGTTCTATCTCTACACCCTTCTTATCCTTTACTGACTTCTCTATCTTCTTCATTGCTGCTGTCCTCCTTGATTAAAGTTTATCCCACTTGCCACTAAGACCTAATAGACTGTTCTGTATCTTAATGTTGTCCTCTTTCTCATTCCCTGTTAACCCTAGACTTCTTAACATAGGGTCTGATTGGTAAGGGTCTGATTGATTAGTTGTAGTTGTTGGGATTGGATTGCTTGGGGTATTATCTACAGGCTCATCTACAATACCTGCTAACTTCTTCCTCCTTGCCTCTAATACCATATCCCAAAACATATCATTACTACGACCGTCAAATGTGTAGAGGCTTAAACGCTTAGACTCATCATTATACCTAACATTCTCTAAGGTAGATAAAAACTTCTCCCTAGCCTGTTCCTTCTCCTCCTTCTTACTTAGCTTAACTGTATCATCCTTCTTATTAGTCTTTGGTTTGCTAGGTAAGATTGTTTCCCTGTTATCCTGTACATCACCGAATAACTCCTTTTCAAGTTGACGGCTATACTCTCTTCTAGCCTCTTCTGTCATTGTCTCAGTCTGATTTAATACTGCTGCTGTCATATCTATTTAATGTATTATGTCCTAGGTTGAATACTAAGACGGTTAATTATTATGTTATCCTTGTTTTGCCAATAAGACCTACT